ATATTAAAAAATTACTTGTAGAAGGTAAAAAAGATGAATTTCAACGCTCTATACTAAAGTGCGTTCCAAACAAAAAATCACTTACATATTTTGAAATTAAATACCAGATGATATATCAGGTATTGGAAAAACCGGATGAATTTTATAACGATAATATTTTAGGTAAATTTTTTACTAAAGATTTAGATGGTATAGACTTCGAAGACTTCGTGGAAGAACACAAACCCTAGCGTATATTACACCCGATGATAAATCAGTTATTAGTGACTTTAGTAAATTCTGTACTCGGTACCGGCAAACAAACTGCCCGGGGCAACATAGCTTATACTTGTCCCCATTGTAATCACCACAAACCCAAATTAGAAATCAACTTTACTGAAAATAAAGATGGCCACAACCCTTGGCATTGTTGGGTGTGTGATAAAAAGGGTAAATCAATTCTCCAATTACTTAGAAAAGCAAATGCCTCTCCTGATAAGATTGAGGAGGCGAAGACTTACGTAAAAGACGTTACTTACGTATCTCAAGAATTTTCAACTATAATACTGAAATTACCAACCGAGTATACGCGTTTAGACCAGTCAAATAACAATGGTATCATGCGACGCCACGCCCTCGCGTATCTAAAAAAGCGAGGCGTTAATACTACGGATATTAGCAAATACGATATTGGTTATTGTGAATCGGGATTATACAAAAATATGATAATTATACCCACTTATGATAAAGATGGTAGAATAAATTATTTCACTGCGAGGTCTTTTGAAAAGGACCCTTTTGTAAAATATAGAAACCCACCAGTATCAAGAGATATAATACCTAACGAACATTTTATTAATTGGAATTTACCAATTATATTATGTGAGGGGTTATTTGATGCTATGGCTATAAAAAGAAATGCGATTCCTTTATTAGGTAAGAGCATACAGAGTAACTTAATGAAAAAAATAGTTACCTCTGTAGTAGATAAAATTTATATTGCGTTAGATAGGGATGCAATAAAACAAGCTTTACGATTCTGCGAAAATTTAATGGCCGAAGGTAAAGAAGTATATCTTGTTGATTTACAAGATAAGGACCCGAGTGAGATGGGTTTTGAAAATTTCACAAAATTAATTCAAAAAACCATCCCATTAACCTATTACAACCTGATGGAACATAAATTATCCCTATGATCAAAAAATCATACAAGAGACTACTAGAAATTTCAGACGATTATCAACAAGTTACAATGCCTGATTCTAGGTACTACAGACGTAATGGTAATTATTACCCATCAATTACTTATGTTTTAAGTTCTTACCCAAAAGGTAAGTATTTTGAAGAATGGCTTAAAAAAGTAGGATACAGTGCTGAACACATTGTAAAGAAAGCAGGTGAAGAAGGTACATTAGTTCATGAAATGATCGAAGATTGGTTAAAAGGTAAAGAACTTGATTTTTTATATGAAAACGGAAATCCTAAAATGCCTGCTCATGTGTGGCAAATGTTTTTACGTTTTGTTGATTTTTGGGAAACTTACCAACCAACATTAATAGAGGCCGAAGTACATTTATTTTCGGATGAAATCCAAGTAGCTGGTACTTGTGATTTGGTATGTGAGATAGAAATAGATGGTAAAATGGAGCGTTGGATCATAGATTTTAAAACATCTAATTATTTACAAACAACTTATGATTTACAAGGAGCACTATACGCCCAATGTTATGAAGAATGTTTTGGAAAAAAGATTGATAGAGTAGCAGTATTATGGTTAAAATCAAAATCACGAGGGCCGGATAAAAATGGAAAAAAACTAAAAGGTAAAAATTGGGAAATATATGAGTCGCCTCGTACACAAGAACAAAATTTAGAGATATTTAGTCATGTTAAAGCATTATTTGATATTGAAAACCCAAAACCAACACCTTATACTTCAACATTTCAGACAAAATCTAAAAGAAAAATTTAAAGTAATGCGCAGGAGGCTTGGCTACCCGAAATATCTTTCGTATATTTACGTGTTCGAATGAATCGAACGATCAAAAACAATCAAGGTTATGTCAAAAACAAATCCAGAAGTTATTTTAAGAATGAATGAACAATTAGATCAATTATTAGGGTCTAAAGAATCTACTCAATATGATGAACAGTTGAAGTATGAGAGATTTGAATTTATCATGAATACCCAAGAGTATTTAACTCAAGAAGAATATGATTTCTGTTTAGTCTGGGATCAAGATATTAGAATGGATACGTCTTATATAGGTGACTTTTCTAAATTTGGAGCTTACCTAAACTTAAGAGTATATAGTGAACACGACCATGAAAAAAGAGAATGGTCTTAAAATAACAACAAAGGCACAAACATTAGGTTCCCCCAGGGACTCTTCGTATATTATGGTATATTAACCCATAAAATAATCAAAAATAATGTCAAACTGTGAAAAAACAGTACCAAGGATTCCAATAGGGGAATTAAAAGAAAACCCATATTCAATTTCTGAATCAGTTAGGAAAATAGCAGAGGGGATATTAAATGATACTACTAAGTTATGTAATATCGAATATCTTTTTGTAGATAAAAAAACATTCTACGCTGGTAAAATATCAAAATGTAGTAAAGAAGTAAATCTTATCACGGGTTTAAACTATATTATGTTTATCAACATGGAAATTTGGGGTGTATTAAATGATTTTAAACGTGAAGCATTAGTATTTCACGAATTAGAACATATAGAATGGAAACCAAACATAAAAGATCCTAACTTTGGTGCCTGGGCTTTAAAACGACACGATTTAGAGGAATTCAATTCAGTAGTTAGGAAATATGGAAGATGGAGCCCAGATGTAATTAACTTTGAACGAAGTATCAACACCACCATCAATCCAGAAGTTCTAGTAGATACTGAAGGAATGGAAGGAACTTCCGGTAAAGTAATCCCATTAATGACTGCTGAACAAGCATTCCTATAAATTTTTTAAATATGTCCCGACCCGAAATATACTTTTTAGAACAAGAATACTTTAGAGCAGTAGAACTTAGGGAAAAGCCTATACGTGAATTAACTCACGAAGAAATTAGCTTCCTCAAGTATATGAATATGCTATAAAAAATCATATTTATAACAAAATACAAATATGATAAGTCTAGTTAAACTATTAAGAGAAGTACAGAAATCACCTAAAGCCATAATATTAGCGGGGGCTCCGGGCGCGGGTAAAGGGTATGTTTTGAAGGGTTTAAATATAGGCAAGCTGCAAACATTAAATGTAGATAATACTTATATTTCAAAATTAAAGGATGCTAATATATCTTTAGATTTAAAAAATGCCACCCCTGATGAAAGAAGTAAGCAAGCCAAAGCTATGGCGGATGCTAATAAAGAATTTAAAGGTAGTGTCCAAAAGACAATAGAAGCCAAACAATCATTTATATTGGATGGAACCGCCAGTTCATACAAACAAACGGTTGCTTTAAATGATGAATTAATTAAAGCTGGGTATGAAGTATTTATGCTTTATGTTTATACTGACTTAGAAAGGTCACTAAGACAAAACCAAGATAGATTTGAACGCTCATCCGGTAAAGATAGAAGCTTAGCACCAGCCATTGTATTAAGGACATGGAATAGTGTAACACAAAATTACAAACCATACAGAGAATTGTTTGGTGGTAATTTTATTTCAGTTGCCAATACCTTAGAAGATGAAAAATTAGATAGCTTAGAAGCAATAACTGATAAATACTTAAAGCCTTATGCCGCTAAGGATACAAAACCAAAATCTGCTGCCCGTCAAGCATACTCTGATAAGCAAAAAGAAAAAACCACACAAGAAATAAACTCCTTATTAAGTGATGATGGTGTAAGAGACATTATTGATAATTCAATATCAAAAGAAGAGGCACAAATAGAAATAGGAAAATTTTTAAATAGATGAGTTTAGTTGAAGAAATTACAAGAGGCCTAATGCCAGAGGAAAAACTTAAAACAGTAGCGGTATATGCCGGTGGTTTTAAACCCCCCACTAAAGGTCACTTTGAAGTAGTAAAAATCGCTTTAGAAAAAAATCCTAATATAGATGAATTTATTATATTAATCGGAGGCAAAGAAAGAGATGGGGTATCCCCGGAGGAGTCACTAATTATATGGGATATTTATAAACAATATTTACCTATTAAAGTAAAAATTGTAATAAGCCCAAAACCACCAATTCAGGCGATATATAATTACGCAAAAAACCACCCGAAAGAGGATGTAATATTTATAATTGGAGCTCGAGAAGGTAATGATGAAGATTTTAAAGATATATCAAATAGAACTACTTCATTAAACAAATACCCAAATATGAGACTAGGTGTTATAGTAACTAAAGGTGGTGTATCCGGAACAGCAGCAAGAAATGCTTCAAAAATATCACAAGAAAAATTTAGACCAATGTTACCTTCTGAATTGAAAGATGAAGAGGTAGAAGAGGTATACAATATGATAAATCCCGTAGTAACTGAAGAATTACTTAGTGAAATGGAACAACAAGAACTTAAGTATTGGGCACTCCATTTTGACATATATCAGGCTTTAACTACAGAAAACATCCCCTATAAAGAACTATTACAAAAAACAACAGACCCTGATAGAAAAAAAGCGTTAGATTACTTTAACCATTTTACCCAAACATCAGGCCCTTTAAAAAGTAGTTTAAATGAAAATGCTTCATATTCTAAAGAAATTAATATAACAGATAAAATAGATCAATTAACTAAACATATGATATCTAAAGGTATGAATATTGAGCCTTTACCTACACTAGAATTCATAGATGGTGACTCAAAAAACGCTAAGGATTTCCTTGGCAAAACAGCTTACTATAACCCCGACACACAAACAATAGTTTTATACACCGAAGGTAGACACCCAAAAGATATAGTACGTTCATATGCACATGAGATGATACACCATATTCAAAATTTAGAAGATAGGTTAGGGAATATAGGAGGCACTAATACAATGGAAGACGATCACTTAAATGATATTGAAGCAGAAGCAAATTTAAAAGGTACAATGACATTTAGAAATTGGACAGATGAGTTAACCTCCGATAACGTAATAGAAAAAAAAAATAAAGACCCATTTGGCCTCAACCAATACGCTCGAGAATTAGCTATGGGTTTAACTGAGGATAATATGGGGTATAATATTTACTTAGATATGGATGGGGTATTAACGGATTTTGAGTTAGGCTATGAAAAATTAACCGGAATTAACCTTAAAGGGAAATTTAAAAAAGGTGATGACTTTTGGACTCCAATTTCAAAAGCCGGAGTTGGGTTTTGGGCAGGATTAAAATGGATACAAGGTGGTAAAGAATTATGGGCTTATCTTAAACCCTATAATCCTGTATTATTATCAGCTCCATCACGTGAAGAATCATCAAGAATAGGAAAGGCAGTATGGGTTAAACATAAAATACCTGGTACAAAATTAATATTACGTTACGCAAAGCAAAAACAAGAATTAGCAACACCTTTATCAATATTAATAGATGATAGACAAATTAACATAGACCAGTGGAAAGATGCAGGTGGAATTGGTATATTACATACTAGCACAGTAGATACAATAAAACAATTAAAAAAATTAGGTTTATGAGTAAGGATCCAATATTAAAAAAGGAATTTGCCAAACACGACGTTGAACGTATAAGAAATTTAGTTAAGGGTAAGTATGGTGAAAAAACTACAGAAACAGTAGGTTATACACCCCCAGCAGAGTTCCATAAGGAAGGAGATGTTTGGGAAGCCAGAGATGGTCGAACTTGGACTATTAAAAATGGAATTAAACAAAATATCACCAAATTAGATAAAGCTAAAAAGGCCTACGTTATGCCTTTGTTTTGTCCTAAATGTAAAAAAATAATGAACCAAAGGGTTGATAAACCTTATTATGAGGTACATAAATTTTGTTTAAAATGTTATGCTAAGTTTGAAGATAAGTTAAAATCTGAAGGTAAATACGAAGAATACTTTAATGCTATTAATAATAAAGTTATCGACCAACGTATTCAAGACTATAAGGATTATGTAGAAGAAAAATTAGGTGAAACAAATGAAGGCCACGTCACGGAACAAGGGGATGTTGAACTTTGGCATGGTAAGTTAAATTTAGAAAAAGTGGATGAATACACTAAACAGGTAATTGAACATTTAGAGTCACTTAAAAAATAATTTTACATATTTATAATAAATTAAAGTAATGGAGAATATTTTTGATCATCATGCTTGGAAGTTAAATCAATTGAATGAATCGATTAGAAAGGAAACTGAACGACAAATCAACGGGTTGATTCATTTAATAAAAAAGATCGATTTCGACTACACAGATTACGGCAGATTATATAAAATTAAAGTTACAGATAAAAACGGTGATGAATTACAAGTAAAAGATGATGGCGATTATAGAGGCCAAAGAAGATTTGATAGTGATGATATTCGTTATGTAGCCAAAAATTTAGGAATCCAAGTAGATGATAATTTTGGGGGTCGTGATTATAATTATGATTACTATAATGATCTAATCCCTGTATTTGATAATATAGGAATTGAATTAGAACATGATGACGTTATGGATGTAAGTTAAAAACCAAATAATATGAAAAAATTATTAGTAATAATAGTAATAATATCAACTACATTTTTAGGGTGCTCTACTTATAAATTAAGCACAATTAATCACGACCCTATCTATGCACCAGATGGAACAGAAATAAAGTTTGATGTAATAGATAATGAATTTCAACTTGCAAGAAAGTTTAGAACAGATGCTAAATTCCGATGGGATTTCGCTCAATATGCAATGAACCAAGATTTAAGATGGAACTATGATTTCTATTTTAACAATAGAATGTACAGACGTGGATTTGGCTCTCCATTTGATTTTTATTGGAACTCAAATCAATATTGGTGGAATTGGGCATGGAATTATCCATATGGTAATGGAATAGGATTTTCATATAGTTGGAATAATAACAGATGGAGTAGCAATAATTGGTATGGTTGGAACTACGGATGGGGTGGATATTATTCATATTATGGATGGAGTCCATGGCATCACCCCCACTATAGAAACAACAATATATTTTATAACAGCGGTAGACGCACAGTTAATAATACCATATCCAACAGAGTAGTTAGAGTTATACCTCAAACAAGACCTAACACTTCAACTACTACCATAAGAACAAAACCAAGAGTATTATATAACACTAAACCTCGAGTTATTAATAATCCCCCCGTTATAAGAAATACAAGACCTAATAATAGGAGAGTCACTAACAACAATCCTCCTCGTATTTATACGAGACCACCCGTGAATAATTCAAACACCTCTACAAGAACACCAACTCGTGTTAGTAAGAGAACGAATAATACACGAGGGAGTAGCTCTAACAAAAAGAATTAATATTTATAAATAAAAATATATATAATGGACAACTTTGATTACAAAAAATACTTAACTGAAGGTCGTATTCACGAGAATTTCGACGCTACTCTTGACGAAAAAAAACAAGGCTACAACGACGAATTAGATGATTCTGAAGGTGCTAAGCATGGTAAGAAAAAACAAGACATGAAACAGCGTCGTGCTGATTCTGAGAACATGGAAAAAGCTAAGGGAAAAAGGAAATTTTCTGGTGACAAGTCTAAAGACAAAGTAAAAGAAGACGCTCGTACAGATGCTGAACAAGAAGGATACAAAGATGGATTCGATGATGCTAAAGATGATGTGAAAGATGCTTTATCTAAAATGAAAGTATCTGAACTTAAAGCTAAAATCAGAGAAACTATCTTAGCGGAATTAAGTGAAGATGGTGGGTTTAAAGCCGATGAGGCTGGCTCTCAATATCATGATTCACTATATACCGAAGCAGATGAAGAAGTTGACGTTGATGTTGACTTTGAAGACGAAGTTGACGTTGATGTTGAGGGGGATGATATTGAAATCGAAAGACCATCAACAAAAATAAAAGTAGAAGTTGGATTATCTCCAGAAGAGGAATTAATCCAAGATTCTTTAAAAGCGGCCATGGATGCTGCTAATTCTCTAGGAAATGATAAATTAGCTGACCAAATCGGAAACACAATTACCTTTTTCACACGTGAGTATATTGTAGGAAATAGATAACATCTACTATGATCAACGAACGCAAACTTACAGAAAGAGAACTAGAATCACGAGAAGTTGTCCTTCAAGGTTTATTGAAAAATAAACGTAATCTAGTTAAAAAGTATGGTAAGGATGCCGAAAAAGTAATGTACGGCATAGCAACAAAGAAAGCTAAAACAAAAATAGAGGGCATGAATAAAGATAAAATTAAAGAACTTATAAACCAATGCCTAACTACCCAGGCCGATCCTACTTCAACACTTCAAGTAGGTGAGGATAATGACCCATCTGGGGAAGACCTTGAAGGTGACCCTAACGAGTATGTTGTAGGTGAAAACGTTAACCCCGAATTAGATAGATTGGTGAATGGCTTTGTTAGAAAGTTAGCAGATAGATATGATTACTCACTACAAAATGCAGTTAACGCTGTAATGTTGGTTTTGAGAAAACAAAACTATGATGGTATAAACGAATTAGAAGAAGAAGCTAAAAAATTACCCAACGGCGATACTTATTTAGGAAGAGATAATAAAGGAAACCATAAAATAAAATCAGAGGGTAAAGTTACATTTTACAATAATGAAGAAATGGTTTACATCTATGGTAAAGGGTGGGGTCATAAGTTAAATGAAGAAGATGGAATAATTACCACAAGCGATCCACAAAAAGCAAAAGAACTATCTAAAAGTGGAGTAGATGTAGAGTTAACAGAAAAGGACTCTTTTGGAGGTTCCACAGAAGAACCTAATGAATATAAACCAAAGGATAACTGGAGAGACCCTAATTGGTATAAGGACACTTTCGCATGGGCAAATAAAGAACAACTAAAAGTTATCGATGATTTGATTAATAAATCACATAAACAAACGGTAGCTAAAATGGCAATTAAGAGCAACTTTAAAGATGTAATCCAAAAACAAGTAGACAAAAGAGAAGGTTCATATACTCCAATAGAAGATCCAGGTTTCTATTTAGATCTATCTGAACTTATCAAATCCATTGTTAAAGAAAAATTAACAAAAAAATCATCAGTAGATACCCACATTAAAGATTTTCAAAATTCAGATGCCCCCCAATTTAAAGGTAAATCAAAAGATAAAAAAGTACAGATGGCCGTTGCCTCTTATTTATCTAAAAGAAACAAATAATGACTAAAACAGAGTTAAGGGAAAAAATAAGAGCACTAGCACTACAGGTGGTGGATGAAACGGGTAAAGCCGATGATGCCGCTATAGCTTATGACGAATTGACTAAGTTCCCTGAGCTTAAAGATCAAATAGTTGCTTTATTAACACACGAGTTTGATTCTTTTGTAGAAGGGATTGATTGGGTCTCTCCCCGTCCCTCATCTTTTCGTATAAACTTATTGAATGGGTCAAATTTCTTACTTACCTTTACTCCTCGTAGTTGGATAGCACAAGTAGAGGGTAAAAAATATTACCTATTAAACCTAGACGAAGAAGAGTTTGCTGCCAAAGCAATTGGTCGTATATTACAATATGGTCCCGCTAGTGGAGCAGAAGTAGAAACCGATTCATCATCCGAAGAAGTAGATGTTGATGTAGATGTAGAAGCATAATGAAAGACATATACGATAAATTTTTTACAAAATTTGCTTATAAATTCGATAAAGGATATCCTGATATGGATAATTCTAAAGATATTGCTTTACTTGAATCACTAATAAGTGATTTAACAAAAGAGAAATTTAAAGTTATGACAGAACAAACAGACGCTGAAGAAGGTCTTGAAATATTAAAACAGAAATTAGACCTACCAGACGAAAAATATTTAAGAAAGAATAGTAAAGAATACAGATTATTAGTACCTCGAAATCAAAGATCGGAATTCATTAATAAAATGGATGCTATTGAGGGGTTTGAATATGATGGATCTATGTCAGGTTCTTCTATTGGGGGAATGAGATATAAAGATGCTAGATTTTTAATTAAACCCGAAGGTTTACAAGGTAGAAATGCCCCTGGATTAGATAATGAAGATGTATTAGTTACTAATGTTAGAAAGTATCTAGAAGAAGGAGCTAAAAATATAATCTTTAAAGGTGAAAATAAAAACTATACTTGTAATAATGTAGTTGGTATTAAAGATGTAGGGTTAGATGTAGCAGGAGGTAAAAAAGCTGATGTTATTATAGAGGGAGAAAATGAAGATTACCCAATATCAATAAAAAAATTAAATGCTGGTTTCTGGGAAAGCGCAGATAGAAGGTATAAGTCTGTACTTATGAATTTATTAGATAAAATAAATGATAGAGATATACCCGGATTAGGATTAAGACCATATCTTGATGTACAAGGTAACGAGAAAAAAGGAATTTTCGTTATGTATGATACTAACACAGATAAGAAAATATCAGGAGTAATTGTTACTGATCTTCCAGATAAAGAAGAAAGTTCAATTATTTTTGGTTCAGATAATGCTGTTGTAATATATGGTACTTATCTTGATAGTAGTTTTAAATTAGAAGGAGAAAATCTAATAATAAAAGTAGGTAAAATACTTGAAGATTTAGATGATGTAGCAGAATTTAATTTAGAACCTGTGTTAAATATAAGACATGATTCTACAAGACAAGGACAAAGAGGTTTAAGATCAATAGTAGAACCAGAAATTAATGTCTATAAAGGTGGTGATAAACCTACTGGAAATAGAATAGAAATATCATATAACGAATTAATAGGATAATTATGTGTAATAATTGTGGATGTAATACTTGTAAAACCGAACTTAAGGGACCACTCTTAACCGAGGATAGGATTGAAGGATTAATATCCAATAACTTACAATATCATATAGATAGAAATATTCCATTAACTGAAAAAACACCAGGAATTAGTTCGGATGAACATTTATCTATAATTAAAGAAGCAAGAAAATTATACTCACGTGACGCACTTGATTTATGTGAAGAAGATGAAGTATTAATGGGAACACATTTAGGGGAGTTCGATTTATATGAAAACGAAATTGTACCATTAGATTTACCTATGTTAGAGGATGAAGAAAAGGGTCAATCCCCTCAACTGGTATCTAAAGAAAACCCAACAGGTGAAACTAAAGGTTTAGACTCAGAAACAATGTCTAAAATTCTGATGAAAATAATGCAGAGTATTGAAGAAATAGACGTAACTAAAAGTGGTAAATTAAACGAATCTTCTATTAATATTAGTCAAGTAAATAAATCCTATTATATTTACATCAAAGAAGGAGATAAAGTTAGAAAAAAACACTTTAAATTTATTACTTAGGTTAAAAATATAATATGTATAAGCAGATCAAAGAACAAAATACCAACCAGTTTGGGTGTAAATAAACTAAAATAAAACAAAATGAAAGATTTCGATTTAAAAGAGTATATCTCAAACAAAACAATCCTAAAAGAAGGTATTTGGTCAATTGGAAACCCCGATGATATTAAATTGTTTATCCATAAGATCAAAGAACTCCAAGAAGATTACCACCAAGTAGTTGGAAGTGATGATGTATATGATGGTTTAAGTAGAGCACTCTCTGGAGCTGAAGATATATTAGGAATTGCGGTAAAAATATAGCAAAAAATAAAAACATATAGAACAGATTCATAGCCTGTTCGATTAAAAATAATTAAAGAGATCTGTGGCCTCCATTTGGAGGTCACATTTAAGTTTCGTATATTATAACATAATTAAGATATAGTACATGCAAGAAAAATTAGTAATCATAGGAGCCGGGGTAGCCGGAGTAAATGCTGCAACTACTTTAATAGATGGTGGTTATAAAGGAAAAATTACCATTATAGATATGGGTTTAGATCCATATCGTAGACCACTCTCAGATGTAATGAGAGGTTTTTTAGGAGCAGGAGGATGGTCAGATGGTAAATTAACTTACCACACTTCAATAGGAGGTCAATTATCAAAGTATTGCGGAGAAGAAAAAGCAATGGAATTATTTGACCAAGTAATTGATAATTTCAAACGTTTTCACCCCAACCCCGACGAAGTACAATGTTCAAACCCAACAGCAGAACCTGACTTTATCAAACCCTATTTTGGATTAAAATTATTCCCTGTATGGCATATAGGCACAGATTACCTTCATGATATTGCTAAAAATTGGTATGACTTTTTAGTAGAAGGTGGTGTTGAATTTTTATGGGAAACTAGAGTTACTGGAATTGATTTTGATAATCAAGAATTATATTGTGATTGGGATACTCCAAAAGAAACAATAAAATATGATAGACTTATATTTGGTGTAGGAAAATCCGGTATTGACTTTGGTAAAAATTTAGCCGAACAATATAACCTACCAACCGAACCCAAACCAGTACAAATAGGAGTAAGATTTGAAGCCCCCCAAAAACATTTTCAAAAACTAATAGATATTTCATATGATTTTAAACTTTATCGCAAATTTGAGGATAAAGGCGTTTCACTTCGCACGTTTTGTACAAACAATAATGCTGCATATGTGGCCGTAGAGGACACTTACGATAACCATTCATACAATGGACATGCTAAAAAAGATGAAAAATATCGTAACGATATGACCAACTTTGGGATATTAATGGAAGTTCAAGGAATTGATAACCCCTTTGATTGGTCAAGAGAATTAGTATCTAAAGTAAATGCTCATGGAACAGGATTATATTATAGTCCTTCTCGTAAACCATCAACAACATCTGAAGGTGTAGATGTAAGTGCACACCAAATAGACTGGATGGGATTACAGGTAGTATCTGAAGCATTTGGAGGATATTTTGAATACATTTCAGATTTTATTAATGACATGAAAAAAATATTCCCAACACTTGAAGATGATTGGGGTATTTATATACCCGAAGTAAAATATCTGTCACCTGAGCCACTTGTCGATTACACCAATTTAGCCCTTATCAAATATAGCAACGTTCATTTTGTTGGAGATGCTTTATCAGCTAGAGGTATAACGGTAAGTGGTGCACAAGGTACATACGTTGCGGAGCATATATTAGAAAATTAGGATTATCCATAAAACTTACGTATATTTACGATATGAAACAACAATACAAAGAATGGCCTATAAGTCAAAAACTAAAGAAACTAGATGGAACTATAGCTTATGTATGGGATAAAAAATTACATAACTGGGAGGGTCCGGCACTAATTCCTGAAGGGAACGAAAAGAAAGCAGAATATTATCTTTACGGAATACAATATAGTAAAGAAGATTATAAAGAACAACTTAGAGGTAGAACAGGTTTACCTTGGTATAAACAACCAGCCCCAAAAGGGCAAAATCACCGAAACTAATATGAAAATAGGGTTATGTGGTACTATGAGTGTGGGTAAAACTACATTAGTAAATGCCTTAAAAAAGACAAAACGATTTAAAGATTATATATTTGCAACAGAGCGTAGCAAGTATTTAAGTGGGTTAGGTATCCCTTTAAATACAGATTCAACATTAAAGGGTCAAACAGTATTTTTAGCTGAGAGGTGTGCTGAATTAATGAATGAAAACATTATAACAGATAGGACCATAGTTGATGTTATGGCCTTCACTCAAAACTCTAAATCTATACAACATCAGGATAAAAAAATATTTGAAGAATATGCTAAGGAATTACTAAATGAATATGATTATATTTTCTACATTTCCCCTGAAGGTATCCCTATGGAAGATAATGGCGTTAGAGAAATAGATGAACACTATAGAGATTTAATAGATTACACAATTACTTCACTAATTAGAAAATGGGGCCACAGAGTTCAAAGTCCTATTGAAGTAATAAAGGGCACAACAGAAGAAAGAATCCAACAAATGTTGAATATTATAAGATTTTAACATATTTATAATAAACACTCTAATATAATGAAGAAATCTGAATTAAAATCTTTTATAAAAGAAAACATCATAGATACTTTGACTGAAAGCCCTTCTAGCGAAGAAATAAGATTAGAAGGAGATATTGATGATGATGATGTAGAGGCAAAGGCAATTAAAGCAGCAAAAGGTGCTAGAGGTAAACATAAAAAATTAGACTTAGCAGTTAAATCTTTAAAAAATATTACTACCGATATGAAGTCCTTAGCTAGAAAATATAGTAGCGCTGATGATACAGAAAAAGAGAAAATCAAAGATATCCTAAGGAAAAAAACACCTATTAAGAAGGAATTGGAATCCTTAGTTGCAAACTTAGAAAAAAATGCTGTCTAAAGAAAGGTTAATAACATATGGTATAATTTTTACCCTATTAAGTACATTAATATATTTTGTATTTTTAGGTAAAGAGGAGTATGTTGAAGATTATAGCTTTAAAATAGAATCACTAGAATCAAAAGTTGATTCTCTACATAACATAAATAATATTTTAGTATTTAAAATAGATACATTAAACCAACAGATTTCTAAACTAGATAAAGAAATCGACCATCAAGACAATAAAATTGTCACACTAAAATGGAAAATAAATGAGAAAGTTAATAATGTTGATCTTTTTGATAATGATGAGCTTACAAGGTTTTTCACAGAAAGATACCGTAAAATCGATACAGTTAAAAACCCCAATAGCCAAATTAGTAATTAAGGATTTAATTAAAGGCGACGGGGCAAAGATAGAAATAAATATATTAGGTACAAAATTGTCATTATTAGAAACAAAATTATTTTTAAAGGATAGTATTATTATTAATCTAAACAAAAGTGTTGTGACTTTTGAAAATATTTTATATACTAAAAAAAGCCAACTATATATAGCTCAAGAACTATCCCAAAGACTACAAAACGATTTAAAAAAACAAAAGGTAAAAACTAAATTATTCCAATTTGGTTCTGGTGCATTATTAGTAGGGGCAATAATATTATCTTTAATAAAATAGTATGTCAGATTTAAAAAGAGTAATACGCCAAGAATTTCTTAAATGCGCCCAAGATCCAGTGCATTTTATGCGTAAATACTGTTATATACAGCACCCACAACGTGGTCGCATACAATTTAATCTATTCCCCTTCCAATCCAAAGTCCTCACGTTATGGAGGGAAAACCCATATTCTATAATACTAAAATCTAGACAATTAGGAATCTCAACCCTATCCGCAGGTTATTCTTTATGGTTGATGAGTTTCCACAAGGATAAAAATATACTTTGTATAGCAACAAAACAGGATACCGCAAAAAACATGGTTACGAAAGTAAAATTCATGTATGAAAATTTACCTTCATGGCTTAAAGTTGATGCTCCTGAAAACAACAAACTAACACTTAGGTTATCAAATGGTTCACAAATTAAAGCTACCGCAGCTTCTAGTGATGCTGGTAGATCAGAAGCTGTATCACTTCTAATTATTGATGAAGCAGCCTTCATTGAAAATATTGGTGATATATGGGCATCCGCCCAACAAACACTAGCTACCGGGGGTGGGTGTATTGCTTTATCTACACCTTATGGAACAGGTAATTGGTTCCACCAAACCTGGACCCGAGCTGAACAGGGGGAAAATGATTTTTTACCAATTAAATTACCTTGGTTTGTCCATCCTGAAAGAGACCAAGTCTGGAGAGATAGACAAGATAATCTACTAGGTGACCCTAGAATGGCGGCACAGGAGTGTGATTGTAATTTTAGCACTTCCGGGGATATAGTATTCTACCCAGAATATATAGAATATTACGAAAAATCATTTATAAAAGACCCAATTGAAAAAAGGGGTGCTGATCAAAATCTATGGGTATGGGAAGCAGCGGATTATAGTAGAACATACATGGTAATTGCTGATGTATCTAGAGGAGATGGAAAAGATTACTCTGCCTTCCATGTTATAGACACAGAAACTAATGTCCAAGTAGCTGAGTATAAGGGACAAATCGGAACTAAGGAATATGGTCATTTATTAGTAGGAATAGCCACAGAATATAATGAAGCATTATTAGTAATAGAAAATGCAAATATAGGATGGGCTACAATTCAAGTTGTAATTGATAGAGCATATCAAAACCTTTATTATTCAACACGGGGGGGAGAAACCAATGTAAATTCGTATTTTGATAAATATCAAGATAATTCAAAAATGGTGCCTGGATTTACAATGTCATCAAAAACACGACCTATGGTAATAGGTAAGTTCCAAGAGTATATAAGTGATAAGGGTGTAACCATTCAATCTAAAAGGTTAATCGAAGAGATGAAAACCTTTATATGGCGTAATGGGAGACCAGAAGCACAATCGGGGTATAATGATGATTTAGTTATGGCTTTTAGTATAGCTATGTATATAAGAGATACAGCTCTTAAATTTAGACAAAGAGGTTTAGACCTAACAAGAGAATCACTTAATAACATACAAGTTAATAGAACAGCATATCAGGGTAGTTATGGTAATCACAACACAATCAAAAATCCTTACGAAATAGACACAGAACACGGCAAGGAAGACATTAATTGGCTACTATAATAATATTTATAATAATAACAAATAAAAAATGGCAAATACAAACATATTTAATAGATTAAGAAGATTATTTTCAACGGATGTTGTAATAAGAAATGTTGGTGGTGACCAAGTTACAACAGTGGATTCAGGACATATTCAATCTAGTGGAGAATATGAGACTAACGCTTTAGTTGATAGATTTAATCGAGTATACTCTACAGCCCCCTCATCACTATATGGAGCCCAATTTAACTTAAATTATCAATATTTAAGAACTCAATTATACTCAGAATATGATATAATGGACCAGGATGCGATTATTGCTTCTGCCCTTGATATATTATCCGATGAGTCAACTCTTAAAAATGATATGGGTGAAGTGCTTCAAATTAGAAGTTCAAACGAAGATATACAAAAAATACTTTATAACCTATTTTATGACGTTTTAAATATTGAATTTAATGCCTGGATGTGGGTTCGCCAAATGTGTAAGTATGGTGATTTCTTCCTTAAGTTGGAAATATCAGAAAAATTTGGTGTTTATAACGTAATACCTTATACCGCATACCATATTGAAAGAATGGAGGGCCAAAATCCTGAAAACCCAGCAGAAGTAAAATATAGATGGAACCCTGATGGTTTTGCTGGTGGGTCGTATGGTTATTATAATGTACCTAATCAAAGTGGTGAAGATGATAGAGGTGGTATAATATTTGATAACTATGAAATGGCTCATTTTAGGTTTGTAGCAGATGTTAACTATCTACCTTATGGTAGGGCTTATATCGAACCCGCTAGAAAACTATTTAAACAATATACATTAATGGAGGATGCAATGTTAATTCATAGAATTGCACGCGCCCCAGAAAAAAGAGTATTTTATGTGAATGTAGGAGCAATTCCACCAAACGAAGTAGAAGCCTTTATGCAGAAGACAATATCAAGCATGAAGCGTACTCCTATGATAGATGAAAAAACCGGCGAATATAACTTAAAATACAACATGCAAAACATGCTTGAAGATTTTTACATCCCGGTTCGTGGAAACGATAATTCAACAAGAATTGACACTACTCCCGGCTTATCATATGACGGAATACAGGATGTTGAGTATTTACGAGATAAATTATTTGCCGCCCTCAAAATACCAAAAGCCTTTTTAGGATACGATGAGAATATTGAAGGTAAAGCTACATTAGCCGCGGAAGACATTAGATTTGGTCGTACTATTGATAGAATACAAAGAATAATACTATCAGAATTTAATAAGATTGCTTTAGTTCATTTATATACACAAGGATACACAGATGAAACATTGACTAATTTTGAATTATCAATGACTACCCCATCTATTATATACGATCAAGAAAGAATAGAATTACTAAAATCAAAAACGGAATTAGCACAACAGATGCTTGACCAAGGTTTAGTACCCTCAGACTGGATTTACCATAATATCTTCCACTTTAGTGAGGACCAATATGATGAATATAGAGATTTAGCTAGAGAGGATGCTAAACGTAAATTTAGATTGTCTCAAATTGAAACAGAAGGTAATGACCCCGTTGAAACATATAAGTCATATGGAACACCACATGATTTAGCATCATTATATGGTATGGGAAGAATGCAATCCGACCCATCAAATGTACCCGATTCTTATGGGGATGACCTTGAATTAGGAAGACCTAAAGATTCAAACACAACCCGAGGTAAACAAGAGAGTAATTTTGGTAAAGATCCATTAGGGGTTAAAAGAATGAAAGACACCGACAAAAATGACGGTAGTGCTTTAAGGGAATCTGAAAGTGCTCACTTAACTTATCTTAAAAATAAGGAAATGTTCACCTCCCTTAAAAAAACAAAACTTATCTTTGAAGAAGATAAAAATTCATCATCACTACTTGATGAATCTCAACTAAAGAGCTAATATTTATAAATAAATATATTTTTGATGAAAATAAAACATTCAAAATTTAAGAATACTGGTATACTCTTTGAATTACTAGTACGACAAATTACAGCAGACACATTGAAAGGTTCTGACTCCCCTGCCATTGATTTACTTAGAGAGTATTTCGTGAAAACCGAGTTAGGACGCGAGTATAAATTATACGAATGTATATTGAAGCCCCAAGTATTAAATGAAGGTAGAGCAAATCTACTTATATCTACTATATTAGAAAATTCTAAAAAGTTTAATAGGTCTTCCCTTAGGAAACAAAAATATAATTTAATTAACGGGATTAAAAAACACTATAACTTAGAGTCTTTCTTCGGTACTAAAGTAAAAAATTATAAAGAAATAGCTTCTATTTATACTTTAATTGAAAGTTATAATTGTAAAGAAATGACTGATCTAGACCAAATAAACAATAATAAAATTACACTATTAGAGCTGTTAACCAACACTCCTACACCCGCTAAAAAAGAAGAAGTAATAACTGAGTTCGCTACCTATGATAAGGATCTAAGAACCTTAACCTATAGAATATTATTAGAAAAATTTAATGACAAGTATGATGGTTTAAATAAGGAACAAAAAGAAATCCTTAAAGAATTTATATACTCCGTAGACTCAACCCCAGCATTAAGAGAATTTTACAATAAAAAGGTTAATGTACTAAAAGAAACATTAACTAAGGTTTCAAGGTCTATAAAAGATAAAGCCACACAGATTAAAATCACAGAAGTAGCAAAATTACTATCTTATTTAAGCAAGAAGGAAAGGGTAGATAATGACAATTTAGTTGATTTATTACAGTATTACGAACTAGTAAAAGAAATAAAAACAGCAAATGGGGTACAAGTACAAAATTAAAGAGGCAGGATCCCCTGAATTTAAGGTGGGTGATATCGAGATAAATCGTGGTGTCAAAACTAAAATAACTGATATTGACCCCAGAACAGGAGCAATTACATGGGATATTGATTATCTTCCCAATCTTGACAGGTTAGTTGAGGATTCAGCTGATTTAGTCGTAACTGCTAAGGGTGTATATCAAAAAGCTAAAGATGATAGAAAGTTTCTAGACATATATGAACAAGCTAAAAGATTAAGAAATTCCATCCGCACCCACGTTAGAAACAACTACCCCGAAGACTATAAAAAGGCAATGAGAGAGGGAAATAAAATAAATGAAGTTTCCTTTGATGATGTATTAGATTTAAGAGCTGATAAAAAAGATTTAGAAGATAGAATTGCTCAAGTATATAGAGAAATGGAACAAGAAGCTGAACCAGAAGGAGGTCCTATAGCAGATCAATATGCTGATGCTTTACATAAATTAGAAGATAAATTACACAGAGTCATGAAACAAATCAATGACTATGATATGAATGAAACATCTATGTCTGGTGCTGCTGGTGCTTATTTAACACCTTACGCTTTTAAAATACCTAAAAAGAAGAAAAAACTAAAAGAACAACAAAAGATTATGTTATCTCCTGAGGATAAGAAAAAATTCGCTGACGAATTAACAGACGCTAATCATGATGTTAACCAACAGGATTTTGATACAATAGCACAATATAAATCTGCCAGAAAATCCGCTGAGAAGAAAGTAAGGGACAAATGGGCCCCAAATTTAAAAGAATCTGGAATATATGATTTAACATCCTTCCATGGGGGATTAAAAAACAAAACTTCAGAGGAAGATGAAATAAAAAATATGTCAGATGAAGAATTAAAGGGAGAAATAAGTAAAATAGATTCAACAGATTATAAAGGTTATGGTCGTTCTGCAAAACTGAGGTCTTCTATAATGAAAGGAGAATTAAAAAAAAGGGGAAATATTAAAGAAGATTCTCAAGTTAAAATTTCAGAACCTAGATTTATAAAAGATAAAAACAACCCTAATTTTTTAAATGTCTATATTGATTACAGTACAGGACCAGGTGGAGCATCAATTGCTTTAGGTAAAGAAACAATGACAGGTCAAATTAGAAGAAAAAGTGCTGCTGCCGCTGTAGATAAATTAAATAATATAGCTAAAGACTTAACATCCAAATACGATGTAGAAGATATTGAAGTAACAGATTTAGAAAATGGTAAAGCACAATTATTTGCCGTATCAGATGATTTTATAGATGGGATTAAAGAAGGAGTAGGAGCAACATTAGGACCAGGACCAGCTGCAGGACCTGATGGAGTTAAAGATAATGCTTATGTAAAGCAATTTAAATACCAGTTAGTACCTAAAAATAAACAAGGTACTTATGTACAAAAAGGATCAACTTTACTAGTTCGTAAACTTTGGGAAAAGGCTTAATATTTATAATATGAATTATGGCAATTAAAGAAGTAACAAGTAAAGAGGATTTATTTCAAGAAGGACGTATCAATGCTTTTGACGAAATAGAAAACCGCTTGGATGCAATTAAAAAACCATTAAGACAAGCTAAAATTGAAACAATAAAATACTACAGAGAAAACCCATCCAGTTATAATGTAGTTACTGGTACAGATTTAATAAACGACTATATAAAAGATATTGAAACATTACTAGAAAAATAATTAATATGAAAACATTACAAACACAATATAATTTAATCAAAAAAGGAAAAGGTAACAAATCTATTTTCTTAAAAGAAGCAAAAGCAAAATACCCAAACATGATTAATAACGCTGCTTCTTTCGATCAAGCCACTCACATTCTTAAAAAAAGAAGTGTAATTACGGAACATTATGTTGATTTACAACCTATCAATACAATTGAAGCTTCTCCAAAACAAGATTGGGAGAATAAGTTCGCCAAATATTTAGCTGAAGGTGAAACAAAAGACAAAGTTAATACTAAGGAAGCTGAAGATAAAATCAAAGCGGATCCTAAGTTAAAGTTCGAAATGGAGACTAAGCAAACCGGTAAATTTAAAATTTCTAACGAGGTTGAAAATGTAGCATCTAGCAACTATGATTATTCACCTAAAGTGGATAACATTAATAATGTTAATGCCCAAGAAATGATGAATGGTGTCTATTGTGAAATTAAATCCAACCCAAAATTAACATTAGAAGAAGCACAAGATGTAGTAATTAAAAACCTAGCTAAAGATTCTTTACACTATGTCAAAGAAGGACAATTTGGTGTTGAAGGTTTAGGATACCAAGAAGAATCAGTAGGTTTAGGTGGACCTAAAAAGAACAAAGGTGAAACTTATGGTGGAAGCGGGTATAGTGAAAAATTAGAAAACAGTAGCAATGCTTATGAAGTTGTTAAAGAATCAGTAATAAAGCATCTTAAAGAACACTTAGGTGGTGTTGCCACTAGTGGTAACCCAAATAGCTTAGCTGCTATGTCGGGTAGAGTAATCAATCAAATGTTAAAGGAAGAAGGTTTACTTGAAACACCAAACTCTTTAGATAATTTTGTAAATGAGTTAAATGATGAAAAAGAACTTCCAATGGATGAAGATAGTTTCGACGAAGCAAGAGATAAAGCAATAGAAGCATCTCAAGAAAATGCAGGTATGGAAGAAGAATCAAGACCTGACTACCCAGATGTTGATGGTGATGGCGATACAAAAGAACCAATGGCCAAAGCAATTAAGGATAAAAAGAAAAAAGTTAAAAAAGAATCAATCGATTCTAGATTGGCTGAGATTGGTAAACAATCAGACGAAGTTAAAATGGAAGCACAATTAAACTTCTTACATGATTATATAGCAGAAAAAATAGAAAGAATTGATTCAATTAATGAGGACGAAAATCTTAAAGAATTAATTGACAAGTCCAAAATGAGAGAAATGCAAAGAGAGATTAAACTTTTAGAAAAGAAAAAATCACAAATGGAGAAAATCTATGAAAAATCTTGCGGTAAAAAATACACCAAAAAGGAAATAGTTGATGAGACTGAAGATGTAGATGAATCTTTTGATAGTGTAGTTGATAAAATCATGGACTCAGGCAAATCAAAGGAAGATGCTGAAAAAATTGCGGGGGCAATAAATGCTAAATACGTAGGGAACTATAGATCATAATTAATCCATTATATGAAGACATTACTAATTGAAACACATGCTTTTAAGGCATCCAAACAATCATTAACTGAAAATGTTACTGAGAATGGTAACTTATTAGTTGAGGGTGTATTAGCCACTGCTGAAGTAAAAAATGGTAATGGTCGATATTATTCCAAACAATTATGGGATAGAGAAATGGAAAGATATAGTGAAATTATTGAACAAAGACGTTCAGTGGGAGAACTAGATCACCCGGAATCATCAGTAGTAAATTTAAAAAATGTATCTCACTTAATATCCGAATATTGGTGGGATGGAGATAATGTAATGGGTAAAATAGAAATTTTACCAACCCCAGCAGGAAATATACTTAAAGAATTGATTAACCATGGTGTTACCGTAGGGGTATCATCAAGGGGGATGGGTTCATTAGAAGACAGAGGTGGTGTAATGGAAGTACAAGACGATTTCGAATTATTATGTTGGGATTTTGTTTCTACACCTTCAAACCCCGGTTCCTACATGCATATTATTAAAGAAGGTAAGGAAATGGTTAGCTACGATTATACAAGAGTTAACCACATAGTAACAGAAATACTTTGTTCTAAAAGTACCTGTCCTATCTTTTAATTTCTAAGATATTTTCATATACGTATAATCATAATACACCATGAGTATCTTTATATGGTGTTAGACAAATAATAATATCTATTACGATTCATTAATAATCGTATTTCACAAACAAAATTTTGGGATTATGGCAACAAACAGAGATTTGCTAAAAGAGGCTATTGCTGATGCTAAGACCGTAAAGGAAACAGCCATCGCAAACGCCAAACTTGCTCTAGAAGAAGCTTTTACACCACACCTTAAATCTATGCTAGCTGCAAAGTTAGACGAGATGGATAGAGAGGATGAAGTAAAAGAATCAGAAGAAGAAGTTAAAGAAGCTGATGCTCCTAGTTGGAAAAGAAAAAATTCACCAGCTGGTGATACTTTAGACCTTGCACCACGTAAAGTGGGTACATCAACTGTACAGGAAGATGAAGAATCAGTAGATGAGGAAATTGATCTTGACGAACTATTAGCTGAACTTGACAAAGACAAAGAGGTAACTGAAAATGCTCGTACCGACGCAGAAGAAGAAGGCTACAAGGACGGTATTAAGGACGAAAAAGAGGACTTGAAAGAGGACGAACGTACTGATGCTGAAGAAGAAGGCTATTTAGACGGCGAAAAAGACGAGAAAGAAGACATTGAAGGAGAGGAAGATGAAGACATCGACCTAGAAGATATGTCAGAAAATGACCTTAAAGGATTTATCGAGGATGTCATTAAAGACATGGTTACTGCTGGAGAAATCGAGCCAGGTGACGAATTCGTTGAAGACGAAATTGACGTTGAAGTGGTTGACGTAGACGATGTAGAAATCGAAGACTCTGAAGACTTAGATGTTGATATTGAAATCGACGAAGATAGTGAAAAAGTAGACGAAATGTCTAATCCAGATCAAAGAAAAGGTTGGGACGAAAAGAAGAACGGTAAGTTCGAAAAAGAATCTGAACCAGAAATTGAGACGGAAAAGATGCGTAAAATGGAAGAAGATCTTAAGGATGCCATTAATTCAGTTAATGAATTAAAAGGTGAACTTAATGAAGTCAATCTATTAAATGCTAAGTTACTTTACACTAACAAAATCTTTAAAGCTAAAAACTTAACTGAAAGTAAAAAAGTTAAGGTATTAAAAGCATTTGACAATGCTGAGGATGTTAAACAAGCAAAAACCATTTATGAAACACTATCAACGGGTCTTTTAGACAAGTCGATTAGAGAATCAGTAAATAGGGGATCTGCATCGAAAGCTAGTGGTTTAGAACCAAAAGCGACGACAGCTAAACAACCTATTATTGAGTCAAATGCAGTTTACAACCGTATGCGAAAGCTAGCGGGACTTATTTAAAAATTATTATTAACAAAAATTAAAACTATTAATTATGAGCTTAAATTCTCTTTTAGAAAGCGCAAACCCATATCATTCTGTACAGTCTGATGCCGCTAGATTAGCTAGCAAGTGGGAAAAAACAGGTCTTTTAGAAGGTTTAGGTGGTTCCCACAAAAATAACATGGGTATCATTTTAGAAAACCAAGCTAAACAACTTGTAGTAGAGTCATCACAAACAGGTGGTGGATCTGCATCAACAGGTACATTCCAATCACAAACTGCTGTAAACATCGGTGGTCAGTGGGCAGGAGTTGCTTTACCATTAGTAAGAAAAGTATTTGGTCAAATCGCAGCAAAGGAATTTGTTTCGGTACAACCAATGAACTTACCTTCTGGTCTAGTATTTTATCTAGATTTCCAATATGGAAATAACAAACCTCCATTTGCCTCAGGTGATTCACTTTACGGTAACACAGGTTCATCTCCATCAACATCTCCATTTGGTAACACAAACACAGGTGGTCTTTACGGGGCAGGTAGATTTGGATATTCTATTCAAAATTCTTCATCTGCAGTAAACCTCGCTGAGGCATCTGCTTCAGCAACATGGGCTGATGTAAATTTCGATTCTGATTACTCTGCATCAATTGTAGATGGTGATTACGGGGTTTATAAGTACGCCAAGTCTGGTTTCGCATTTGCTGATTATACTGGAGTCCAAGGATTCCAATTATATTCAGGATCTGCTACTGCAGCAGCTACCTTACTAGAATCTGCTACTGCAGGAGTACAAGTATCAGCATTCACAACAACTACTGCGGATGACGTAGTATTTATTGCATTGAAAACAGATATGGTAGATGCGGGTACTTCAGGTGACGCTAGTAATATTATATTCCAATTACAACCTTCTGATAAGTACAGAGGTGACTTTGAAGCAGGAAATTCAGTACCAAACGAATGGAATGATTCAGGTTCAAATGGAAACAGCGGTTGCTGTCCTCCACAAGTAATTCCAGAAATCAACATCCAGATGAAATCATCTGCGATCGTTGCTAAAACTAGAAAACTTAAAGCAGTTTGGACGCCAGAATTCGCACAGGATTTAAATGCATACCATGCATTGGATGCTGAAGCTGAATTAACTTCAATTCTTAGTGAATACATTTCTTTAGAAATCGATTTAGAGATCTTAAGTATGTTGATCGAAGGAGCAGGAGCTGGAACAGAAACTTGGTCCGCAGTAAACAACGAATCAATTACAAATGCAGGAGCAGTAAGTGATTTAGGATTTTACAATTCTCAAGGCCAATGGTTCCAAACATTAGGAACTAAAATCCAGAAACTAAGTAATATTATACACCAGAAAACTCTTAGAGGTGGTGCTAATTTCTTAGTATGTTCTCCAACCGTAAGTACAATCTTAGAAAGTATTCCAGGATTTGCTGCTGACACAGATGGTGATGCAGCTAAAGCTAGCTACGCATTTGGTGTACAAAAAGTTGGTGCAATCAACGGTAGATATAAAGTATACAAAAACCCTTACATGACTGAAAACAAAATCCTTTTAGGATTTAGAGGTTCTCAGTTCCTTGAAAGTGGTGCTGTGTTTGCTCCATATATTCCGTTAATTATGACTCCACTAGTATATGATCCAGATACTTTCACTCCAAGAAAGGGATTATTAACTAGATATGCTAAGAAAATGGTTCGTCCGGAATTCTATGGTACTATCAACGTTTCAGGTTTAAATACTCTATAGTATTAAAATCTAAAATTTTAGTAAAATTAGCCCGAACTTATGTTCGGGCTTTTTTTTTCAATATTTATAATAAAATACTTAATTATGAATGTACCTATTTATGATGGTTGTCCTATATGGAATGAAGAATCGGTTCCTTTCGGATTTTATAATGACGACACCAATTTTCAAACCGATGCGGTAAAAGTATCAAAATTCTGTGCTTCAAGGTTAGGTTATCCTTTAGTGGATGTAGAATTACAATCAAGTTCTTTCTTTACTGCTTTTGAGGAAGCTGTAACCACATATGGTAATGAAATATACGCATATAAAATAAGGGATAATCAATTATCCCTTGAGGGGCTCACAACCGGGTCAAACTTAAACCAAGCGCTTATAACACCTAGTTTTGAACCACTAGTTAGGCTAACAGAACAGTATGGAGAAGAAGCAGGTAGTGGGGGTAATGTACCTTACCACACAGGTTCATTCGTCCTGACATCTAGCGTACAAGACTATGATTTCAATACTTTTATGACCTCTAGTGGTTATACGGGATCAGAATATGCTCACGGTATAGAAGTAAAAAGAGTATTTTACGAAAACCCAATGCCAGCATCAGCAAGATATTTAGACCCTTATGGGGGATTTGGATTTGGTGGGGCGGTAGCAGCAGGTATGATTGGATTTGGAGGATTTGGAATGGGGATGGGGTACTTAATGGCTCCCTTAAACTATGACTTACAAATAATTCAACAAGTAGAAATGAATGAAATGGTTAGAATGTCTAACTATTCATTTGAGCTTAAAGATACGAAATTAAGGATTTTCCCTATACCTAATTTTTCAGGAGCAATAAATACAGGTTCATCATTAGTAATAAACCAAACATTAACAAAAACGGCCACAGTCCCAACTGTCACCTTCTCGACTAACGTAACATCATCATTAATAACCTTACCTACAGTAACACGTGGGGGATCGTCTGTAACAATAACACAACCTGCTAAAGGTGTGATTTTGGGGGATACCGGAACAAATGACACTTACAAATTCATAGTGAAGGAATCGGGAAGTGGTTATGTAAGCGGAGATATAATTACAGTTACCCAAACACAAATAGATGACTCGAGTGTTAGCATTTCAAATTCATCAGCCGATTTAAAATTAACATTAACTGATTCTAACATTACAACGATATGTGCCGGGGGTCAAATATGGTTTGAATATATTTTAAGGGATGACAGAATAAACAGTTCTGTTAAACAAACACCAACTAGTGTCACAAATGTATCAAACACTCCATATGATAACCCAACATATGGACATATTAATTCCGTAGGTAGACAATGGATATTTGAATACACCCTAGCATTATCAAAAGAAATGTTAGGATATGTAAGGGGTAAATATAGTAGTATACCGATCCCTAACTCCGAGGTTAACCTAAATCAAGGGGATTTAATATCAGCGGCAACAGCAGAAAAAACACAACTAATTGAAAGATTAAGGACTTACCTTGATGAAACCTCAAGGCAATCATTATTAAACCGTAGGGCATCTGAAGCAGCGTCAAAAATGATCGAGCTACAACAAGTACCCTATACAATTTTTATAGCTTAATATGGCAATGTTTACAACACAGAGAGATATGTCTCTGATACGGAAGTTAAATCGTGAATTGATGGGTAATATTATTACTCAACAAGCCGCGATATATCAATTCCAATTAGAAGAAACTAAAGTTAATATTTACGGCGAAGCAGCTGAAGAAAAATATTATAATGGTCCTTTCTTATTTAATGTTTTAATAAATAGATCTAACCAAGAATACGGTGAGAATGTAGAAGGTATCCAATACAACCAACCAATTGAATTTTATTTCTTAAGAGATGATTTAGTTGAGAAGGATATAGTTCCAAGGGTGGGGGATATCATACTATATGAAGAAGGATACTATGGAGTACAGAGTACAATAGCTAATCAATATTGGGGAGGTAAAAATCCTGAATATCCTAATAATGATACCGACGGGGGACCAAATCCAATAAACCCGGGTTTAGAAAATTTTGGAAATAATTTATCTATATTAGTTTCAACTTACTACATCCCAGCGGATAAAGTAGCTATTTCACCTTATCAAGAAAGATTCTAATGGCAAAACCAAGAAAACCAATACCAAAGTCACAATTAACTATAAGCAATAAAAAACACCAAGCTTTTAGAGGTAGAGAAGAACAAGGAATACAGACTAACCCTAATGACGCTGTAGTTCCTAACAACCCTAATTATACCGAAACCGGTATACAAGCAAACCGATCATCTCAAATGAGTTTTAAAGATGATGATACTAAACAATTCTCAGTAGGTGTTAAAGATATTGATGAAGCCGTGTTTTATTATTTTGAAAATAAAATAAAACCTTTTGTTTACCAAAATGGGGCAAGAAGAGAAGTACCAGTAATATATGGTGCTCCCGAGAGATGGAAATCATTTCAACGTGATGGGTATTATAGAGATAAAAAAGGTGCCATTATGTTACCTATCATCGTAATTAAAAGAGATTCGATAACAAAAGACAGGACAGTAGCAAATAAATTGGATGCCAACCAACCCAACTTATACGGGGTATTTTCGAGACAATTTGGGCAAAAAAATTTCTATAGTAATTTTGGAACTTTAAACAACAGAATACCCGTTGAAACTTTCCAAGTAGTAGCACAACCGGATTATGTGACTTTAGAATATAGTTGTTTAATTCAAACCTATTATATGGAACAATTGAACAAAATAATAGAGGCGTGTGAGTATGGGTCAGATGCCTATTGGGGTAACCCTGAAAGGTATATGTTTAGGTCATTTATAGATAGTTTCCATACAGCAACTGAGTTAACAGTAAACAAGGATAGATTAGTTACCGGTACTTTTAACATCAGATTAAGAGGATACTTGATACCTGATACAATCCAAAAAGATTTAGCTTCAACTAAAAAATTCAACTCTAAAGCAAAAGTAACAATTACAACCGAAACTGTTAGTGATGTAGAAACAGCAGGGGATACAACTCAAAACCCTACAACAGACCATAGAAGTAGAGGTGAATTTTAATATTTCTTTCAATATTTATAATAAATTAAAAATACAATCATGGTTAATAAAAAGTTATCAAAAGAAGAGTTGCAATCATTAAATAGTTTTCAAAC